ATCGACAGGATCGGGAATATAGGACCTTGGTCGGACTGGACTCATGCGACAACTTCTGCCGATGCTACAGACGTTCTTGAGCTTTTAAATGATCAAATCAGTGAGTCTCAGCTCAACCAGGATCTTAAAACCAAGATTGATCATATTGAGACTATTGATGCTGAAATAGGTCCACTTAAGCAAGATATTCAGAATACGAAAGATCGGATTACACAAGAAGTCATTGATCGTCAAAACGCTATTCAGCAAGCTTCAGATGGCCTTTCACAGCAAATTATTGATGGTGATGAAAGTGTTCTTGAAGTTGTAGAAACGGTCAAGAAATCAAGTGATGATGGTCTTGCGGCGGTTCAGGAAGATATTCGTGTTGTTGCAGATGATCTTTCATTAGTTGCTGAAAAAACAGATGGTGTGTATGCACAACTGAATCCTGCATTGATTGGCTCTGAATCAGATCTAATTGGTAACGATCAAGGTTTTGCTGGCACATGGTCTGTTCAATCGGCAATGATCGAAGGGGATTTAGCACTTAGTAAGCGTATTGATACAACGGCAGTTGAGTTAAATAACTTACAGGCTTATGCACAACGAGAAGTACAAGCGCGAATTGAAGGCGATAAAGTAACTGTTCAAAAGATTGATACTTATATTGCTAGCAATGATAGTGCTTTAGCCACGGTACGCCAATCTGCACAAGTCGCGGTAGATCAGTCTTCGGCAAATGCTGAAGCAATTGATTCTATTAATCTTGAGCTTGACGATAAAGCTTCAACCGGAGCACTTGATCAAGTTAAGTCTGATATCCAACAAGTTGATAACAAACTTACCTTGCAAACTACTAAGTTAGATGGTGTTTATGCACAAATTAATCCACCACTCATTGGTTCTGAATCAGATTTGGTAGGTAGTGAAGGCGGTTATGCAGGCACATGGTCTGAACAGTCAGCGCGTATCGAAGGTGATTTGGCTCAATCCAAACGCACAGATCAAGTGTCTGCACAAATGAATGACAGCAATGCTTTGTTTCAGCAACAAATCAATGCGAATGCTAGTGCTATTTCTTCAACGATAAAAGTAACGGAAACGTTGCAAACTAAAGTCGGTGAGAATAGTGCGTCTATTCAAAATGTCAGTGAAAGTGTAGATGGCATCTATGCTCAGCAGTTTACTAAGTTCGATGTAAATGGCCATGTTTCTGGTCATGGTTCAATGAATGATGGTACGACTTCAACTTTCATATTCAATTATGATGCAATTCAGTTTAGTACGCCTGTCGGTGTTGATGGTGTAGAACCTAAACCATTAATGACCCTGCAAAACACGCCTGTGACTTTGCCTAATGGCACAGTTATTCCGCGTGGCTTATATGTCGATAATGGTAGTTTTGGATATATCAATGCCAATCGAATCTGGGCTGAAAACTTAAGCGCTATTAGTGCAGACTTGGGGACAATTAAAGTCAAAACTGCGAATATTGAAGATGGCGCAATTGATACTTTAAAAATTAAAGATGAAGCTGTAACAGTTCCAATAGGTGTAAAAGCAATTGATGTAAAGACTATCACTACTTTTGCAGGTGGAGTTACAAGTGGACAGCCTAATAATGATTTTAACAACCACCTATCAGCGTGGGAAAATCATATAGGTACACTTTTACAAGTAACGTTAAATAGAAGTGGTGGAAAAGTTAGAATTGATGCTTCAGTAAATATTTGCACACCTACTTTTGGCGCTTTTAGTGTAAGTGACGGACGAGGTAATCCAATTGCAGCAAATGACAGGGCCATGGCTTCTTTTTATATTTCTATATATCGGAATGGAAATTTAATTGGACGGGGTTCATTAGGTGCAAATCTTGAAACTGGTACTATTAATGTCAATTTCAACGGGACTGCGGTTATTGTTTCAGCTATTGATGATAACCGTACTATTGGCAATGTTACCTACACACTTAAAGCAGGATTTGCTCGACAGGAGGGCGTTAATATTCCATTAAATGTGGAATCAAGAAGCAACTTTATGATTACTTCGAGAACGTTAAGTGTTATTGAAATGAAAAAGTAACAGCACCCAACCGGGTGCTTTTTTATTGCCTAAACGAAAGGGGGAAGGCATGACTGAAAATGAATCATACGGGTTGAGATTTGAAAAGAAAATTGACTCAATTCAGAGTGATATTCGCATGTTGTCAGATCATGTTACTCGACTGACTTTTATTAATGAAGCACACAAAGAGACTAGCGAACAGAACAAAAAGGATATCGATACATTGGATATCAAAGTCGCCAATTTAGAAAACCGCACAGCAGCGCAAGATGGTGGAATTTCTGTATTGCGTGTACTGCTTGGCATCTTTGCAGGAATCGTATTTTCGCTGTGCGCTTGGGTTGGATCTTCAATTATTCAATTAAGCCAAGATCAATCTTTAATTAAAGAGAAAGTATCACGGTTAGAGGAAGCAGGACGATGAATAGTGAAAACACAAGAGCTTATCTAGCTTTCGCATTAGTGGGACTGATGTTTGTTTTAGTGATTGCTTTATTTTTTGTGGATATGCCGCGAGAAAACAGCAATCTGATCAATACGGCATTGGGTTTCATTGCAGGGGCTATGACAACTGCATGTGGCTTTTATTTTGGTAGCTCTGAGTTAGAGAAAAAGAAAGGTGAATCCAATGACAACTAAACCATTCTTCGATGCTGCCCGAGTAATTGCAGGCGGCAAGCTTACACAGGCGCAAGTAGACGATCTAAATAAAGTGGTCGAAAAACTTGCACCAGGTGGAAAAACTACAAGTGATGATGGTATAGATTTAATAACTAGTTTTGAAGGCACGCGATTCAATGCTTACGATGATGGTGTAGGGGTTTGGACCATTGGTACTGGCACAACAGTTTATCCTAATGGCGTGAAGGTTAAGAAGGGCGATGCTTGTACAGCAGAACAAGCTAAGACTTACTTTAAACACGACTTAGCTAAATTTGAAAAGACTGTAAATGAATCGGTCACTGTGCCTTTAACTCAAAATCAGTTTGATGCTTTGGTTTCACTGACTTACAACATTGGCTCAGGTGCTTTTAATAATTCAACCTTATTAAAAAAACTGAATAAAGGTGACTATCAAGGCGCTGCCGATCAATTCCTTGTATGGAACAAAGCAGGCGGTAAAGTTATGAAAGGTCTAGTTCGTCGCCGAGAAGCAGAACGAGCACTCTTTTTAAAGAAGTAACTTATATGTGCAAACGTACCAAAGTTGCATCGATCATCACATTGCTGTGTTTAATCTTCTCAGGTTGCACAGCTCACACTATAAATAGTAATGTGAACGTCTCGATTTGTGTAAGGGCTTTGTGATGTCGCAAGTCATGATCATGGTTTCGGAAGCGGGCAGGATGGAGAATATTTGCAATCTACCCGCTGATTTAGATAAGAACGGGAATGTTCTTAAAATCTATGACTACTCATTAAAAGAGTTGCCAATTAATTTGGATGGAACTGTCACTTACAACGGTAAAAGATGGACCTTTGATAAGAAGCAAAACTTTTAGTCTTTCCAGCTATCTACAATGTCAGCCCAATCTTGCAACATCTTGCGTCTGCTTTCCAAATACTTTGCATGGTTATAAGTAGCACGAGTTTTGTTCCCATCCGCATGTGCTAACTGTTTTTCAATCCACTTATCATCGTAATCTTTTTCATTTAAAAGCGTGGATGCTGTAGCACGAAAATCATGTGCAGTTACATCAGATAAGCCAATATAATCAAGCATTTTATTCATTGTGGTAGCTGAAAGCATTCCATCTTGATAAATGGCAGGAAATACATATTCTCTGTTGCCAACTAAACTACGTTGCTCTTGAAGAATGTTGAAGACCTGATCAGACATTGGGACGATATGTATGCGCTTCTTTTTCATCATCTCTTTGCGAAATGTGATAGTTCTAGCTTCGAAATCAACATAATCCCATTTCATTCGACGAATCTCGATAGTCCTAAGCATCGAGTAGAGCATTACAAGTCCAGCATTTCTTACAGTAGTAGAGCCGCCATAGTTACTTAATTTATTTCTAAGTTGTGCAGCCTCATGCTTTTCCATTGGTCTTGCATGTTCTATTTCAGGACGTTCAACAACATTTTTGACTGCATAGGTGGGGTCATACTCAGCTCTAAGTGTAGCGATTGCATAACGCATAACGCCACCAATAAAAGTACGATTTTGGATTGCCGATACTTCTCCGGTACCATGGTTTTTTTGACGCTTAACTCGTGCAATCGTTTTTTTCATAATTGTCAAAACGTCTGCTGAGGTAACTTCCTTTATGTCCTTATCGCCAATAACTTTTAAAATATCTTTATCTAGTGCGCGTTGAAAAGCTTCCTGGTATCTCTCTGAACGATTATTTAATTTTTCAGCTTTATATTCTGCTGCAACATGTTTGAAGAGCACTCTATTTTCATACTCATCATGTTTAGCCTTTTTTTGTTTTTCCTTATCTTCAACAGGATTCACACCACTTGCCACTAAAGATTTAGCTTCATCTCGTTTTGTACGTGCTTCGGCTAAGCCAATAATAGGGTACTCACCTAAACTCATCATTTGAGTTTTCTTAAGCCACTGGAAACGGTAGCGCCAATACTTCTTTCCATTAGGTTTGATT